TAGATGAACAGTCAGGACATAGGTTTTCCTTATGGCATCCACTAAACCTCTTCCTAGCTGCTAAGGCTTCCATCTTAGTATCATACTCCCATGTTCTAACAATTCTATATGGTATTCTGGATGTCTAGCTGACCTGATGTATTTGCTATGCCTTAGTTCCCACTCTGGGTCACTAGTCTCTGTGATAGCTAGCATATGTCTGGCATTGTTACTGACTGGTCTATCAAAGTGTATTAAGTTTAGTGTGTACTTAGCCATAGCTATACTTAACCTTCCATGCTTTTAGCTAATTCCTTTTTAATCTCTAATGCTGATTGTTTACCAATAGGAATAAATATGTTTAACCCCCTTACCCCATCTTCATCTTCCTCTTTGTACCCAACATATGCTACTAAATTCTCTAACACTTTTGTATTAGCTAATATGATAGTAGTAGTCTCGCTATCTACATACTCCTGTTCTGTCGCCATCTTTCCTTTTAAGTATTCAAGAGCATCCTCATAGCTGGCATAATAGACAGCCTCATAACCAAATGTTATTTCCCACATGCCTTCTACCTCGTCAAATCTTATAGTATATTCCATTATATTCTCCTTACCTTATTTATATAACCTATATATCCTTTACTAACAAGCTCTTAACTGCTTCACCTTCTCTATAGTAGATATGCTTATCCTTATCTATCTCCCTTCCATTCTCATCCTTCACCTCTCCACACATCACAGTTATACTGTCCAGTATTAGCTCCCCTTCCACCTTCCTAAACTGTGTTAGTCCTGTGCTACAGTGGAAATACCTTAGTCCATCTATAGCAGTACATAAGAACTTCATTATACTGCCACATCTGCTACATCTTATTGTCATGCTTCTTTCTCCTATATATAGTAAACTCATCTGTTACGGTATCAACTTCTATCTTATACTCATATGCACAGTATGTCTTGACTGCTCTGTATTCTATGGCAGCTACTATTTGGTCAGTCTTGGGGTCTGTTAGTACTAGCTGTGCAGGTATACCGGCTATTTCGTAAGCAGCAGCATCAGTAAAATAATCATCATCTCTACCATCTACTATTTCTATATCATCTGTTACATCTTCCCACTCATCCTCTTTATCTACATACAGGTACTTATCTAAGTCTACTTCCTTATACTCTATTCCTAGTAATCCGGCTACTGCTACTAACACGTCATGGAATACTCCGGCATACCTAATCATACTATATCTGTTACCACAAAGACGAGCCTCCTGCCAATCATCAAAGCCTAAAGAATTGCATCTTAAACGATAGCTGTTACTTTCACCGAATGCTTCCACTAAGGGACACTTAGCACATCCGTTCTCTTTTCTATCTGCATATTCACACAGTGGACAATTATCCAATACTTTATGACCTAGCACAGTACTTAACTTAGCTAATATAGGAGAATCTGCCTTATCCTTTCCTGTTAGTGCTAGCTCTTGCCACAACTGCCTAGATAGATTAACTGCATCCTCTTTGGTTAATACATACTTGTCCATTACTTCTTCTCCTTATAAATTTGTAATATCTATTACTGTCATATCTATTGACTGTTTAGTAACTATTACTTCACCTTGATTATTCCACAGTGCTATATACCTAGCTAGTTCTAGCACATCTGATTCACTATCTGGTGTACCTATATGTTCTATGATTAAACTATATTTCCTATATCCATCATATCTGCCTACTGCACTAATAATAGTATATGAATCCAAGTGGTCACTGCACCACTTCTCAAGCTGCGCTCTGTTCTTATCCTCTGTGTATATCCTATACAGTATGCTGTTCATTAACACCCTCCATCTCATCTAGTATCTTCTCATACACATATGCGTATGCCTGTACTGATAACTCCCTTAGCTCTATCTCTTTACCTAAGTTACTGTAGTCATCACCACCAGTCCATTCACCACAGTATTGACCAAACCCATTCGGTTCATACGGGTATTCACTAAACCCATACATTTCATTGTTGTCTGTTATAAGAGTATAGCGGTCTATAGTTTTACCATCGTCAAAGACTTTCATTTACTCCCCCTCTCTGTTATGACATAATCCAGCTTCTATCAGACGAGTTGCCATCCTACCATAGCAACCTTGCAGTTGCCATACTACACCACTATCAATCATAGCCTGCATACCAGTTACAATCTCCTCATCTGTAGCTTCACCTGATTCATACGCCATAATAAAATCTACTGCATCCATTCTATTCCCCCTTCCTTTATAAGTATGCTAATCTGTATTCACCGGATTCAATCTTAGCCCTAGTCTGTGTTGTATTCTCACCTAAGAATTGGTTGCGATACTTGGTAGTAGTCCTAGAACAATTCCAAAGTTCATCATTTAAGTACACCTGACCATTCGGGGAGATTATAGCTATAATAGTTTGGTAGCTTTGGAAGTACCTGTTACCATTATCATCTATAATCTCATACTGATTAGCTACTGGTCTACCACTCTTCTCACTTATTAGATTCCTTACTTCCATTTACTCTCCCCTTTCTTTATTTACCACTACTATAACATACTCTATTGAATTTGTCAATACCCTAAGCCACTATTTCCCAACTATTTTTATAAAATTCTTTTGGCTCTGGCTCTTTAGCAGGTGAGGCAGGCTCGTACCCCAGCCTCACCTATACTAAAGAACCTAAAGGGGATAGGCTGATACTAAGTCACACTTAACTCAATATCTTCTATACTATAGCATACATAGTTGCATTTGTCAAGTACTTTTACAACTATTTTAGAAAACTATGCTAAAATAAATACCAGATATAATATACAGTTGTATACATTTATATATATTATATAAACATTTAGTCACACTACGATTAAATAGTCACAATTCTTAGGTACAGGGGGTGTAAATTATATACGGCTGCTATATGAACTTATGCTTGCCTCATATCTGCTACATATATTCTTAGAGGATTATAAAGTATATTGATACTGGATTATTAACTAACTTCATACTCAATACTCGCACGTGAGTGGAAGTGTTTTGCAACTCCGGCTTATCCCCATCTTCTACCAGCTTAACATAATGAGACTATTAGATTACATAAGTATAGCATAACATAATGATTTTGTCAAGTATTATGTAATCTAATAGTCCTGTTATGTCATATGGTATACCTATTATATATATAGCTAATTTTCAACTTTCTTTTTATTTTTGTTCGATTATGTTAAACAAAGGGGTTGACTATGCCTGAATACATGCTATACTGTAGCTATATTAGTTAAAGAGGTGCAGATAGGAACAACTTAATAGCACAAGGCAGGCGATACAAGCCTTAATATCCCCAAGCTGGAACAAACCAGCATGCATGTATAGGTTGGGAGTACATGCTAGTAATGACAGGATACAAATAGAGGAGACTTACCTGTTATCACTATCCTATAATATATAATAGGAAGTGATTAGGTGTATAAAGGGGATAAGTACAATGGAACAGCACAATGTAATAGCTGAAGCTATAGACGTAGTCAAACAGAACATGGAGACTAACAGTATGCTGGCAAAAGAGATAGTGGGCATTGAGGATATAGAAGCTATCTATTGGGATTACTACGGATTCGGTGGAAATCCTACGCCAGTACAACAGGAGCATAGAGACGTAACAGAACGTTTGTTCCCTCAGGTTTCAGACATCGTTATAGCTATGCAGTCATTCCCCGCTATGTTGAGCATGGGATTATGGAGTGCATTGTCGGATGAGCCAATGACATTTGACAATGCTGATAGCGTAAATGTTTGGATTGACGATAATGAAGCCACAATCGAGGCAATCAAAGCCAAGCTGCTCCCGCTTACCTACGCTCAAGCCAGCCCAGACAGGATAATTGACCGCATACCTGACCAACATCCAACATTCTGTCTTGGGGTTATGTTGGCGGCTGACGGCTATGAATTGACTGACCAGCTAACTGCTCCTGATGAGGATGAGCCTATAGATTACATACCTGATGAGGATGATTAGTCATGTTAGATACTGACAGTGTGTGTGACATCTGCGGTAATCCGGCACGATACACTGGTAGACTGCCTATTGTGTGCCATGAGTGCCGAGGTTTGGTAGATAGGGGGGTTTTTACTCGTAAAGAATTAGATACTCTCGGTCTCCAAAGACGGGCAACACTCGCAGGTATAACCGAAGGGGAATACCAAGCTGCAATAGCTAATAGCTAATTGGTTGTGGTTGCATTCTAGGGCTGCTGGTTATGGGTTGGGATAGGGACTGACCTCCTACCCTATCCCGCCCAGCCAGCAAGCCAGATACCATAGCTGCTATCTACTTCCAGCCCTTAGCTACACCTATGCTGGGACGCACTGTAGCGGTCATACAGCCATTTATCCAGCCGGTGAATACCTACCCACCACTCCAGCTTCTGTACCATACCACCTACCCCAGATTTTACAGCTCACAGCCCCAACAATTTACCCCTCATAATAGCTATCATTCCATATTCCAATAGTATTAGATAGGCAATACGGTATCGGACATTATATACTATACTAATATCTTAGTTAGTGAGTTGCAAAATATTGGTAGCAGAAGTATATTGACAACATCAACCACTCTTCACCAGCTTTATTATAATTGCTGCTACCAGCCAGATTAAAGACACCACCAGTAAAAGCCCACCTACTGCTATTAAATAATCTTGAAACATATTATTCTTCTTTCTATGTTGTGCATAATACAACTTTCCAATCCTTGAATTCTATACTTACTACTTTCCCCTGTTCGGTTAAATAGGTATAGGTATAGGAATTTGGGTCATGCTCGGATGTAGTAGTATAGAGTAGTAGCCATTTAGGACTAAGCTTCCGCACCCACTCTATAAAAGAATCTTCTGGGCATCTATAGGTAATAATCATTTATTCTTCCTTTCTATGTTGGATGTAAATCGCCATTGCTGCAATATATTGGATAGTAACCACCACTGCCCTAGTGAAAACACCATCTGTTAGAGTAAATCTGATGAAATATAATATACAATATATAATACTAATGTTATATATTATCTACTTTACATTTCCAGCTATATTGGCTCTAACCATTTGGGTGGTATGCCACCTAGAGGCTCTATCTCTTTCTTGTACTTCTCTAGCAGTGCTACTATCTTACTAACTGTACTGGAACTCCTCTGTTCTACAGGCTTCTTCATCTCTCTCTTTAACCTTTGTATAGCAGAACCTCTCCTGCGCATAATAATATTCCTCTTCTCTTTAACCTCCACACTAATATCCATACTCTTTCTACCAATCCTAGGAATATATGGCTGCTTACTCAAGTACACTAGCCCCTGCTCTACCCAACAGCTAGGATGCCAGTACTTAGACACACACCATTTACTGTTAGAAGCAGTCTTCTTCCAACTCTTACCTCTTACCATAGGCTGTCCGGGGTTAATCTCCTCATTACAGAAGGCACATCTAGCCTTTCTGGTACAGTATGACATCCATATATCCATACTAATCTCCTTTCTGTTTACCACCATATATATAAAACATGCTAATGAACATAAGCTCTGCCTCTTTACTAGACATGACTTCTATTCTACTATCCAGTGGTGGCTCAGGAAGTAACCATCCTTCTGTACTCTTCATTAAATCCCTAGCCTCTGTAGCTAATAAAGTCAAGTCAGCCTTCAATATAGCATCACTATTACCATTAACACTCACTCCAAATGCCTTATGCACTGTGCTTAATATACTTTTCTCCACTTCCCTATAATATGGCATTCCATATTTTACTGGACTGGCTAAATCTCCTATGTAACATTCAGCAGAATCATGTAACAACCCCTGTAGCTTAAGCTCATCAGGCAATATCTTAGCTACTTCTAAGCAATGTTGGGCTACAGAATAGAATTGACTACAATGTCCTGAGTATCTACAGGTTAAACTGAGTGAATGTGCTATATCATTGATACACACATCCTCTACTTTAGGGTCAAATGGGTAAAACTTAGTCCCTAGATAAGTCATAATCCAGCATTTCTTAGGGTCAGGCGAGTATTCAGACATAATTTGCCTTCTTTCTGCTCCTCTATGGTAGTATTCGCTCATAGTTTCTCCTCTTTTCTTTCTTATTTACTCCATTATAGCTTAAATAGTAGAAATTGTCAAGTATAAAAGTAGTGTTTATTAGTTTATATTGCTTGACATCCATCAAAATCTGTGCTAACTTATTATAAAGGACACAAAATGTTACCAATTGTACCAAAAACAGACACATCAGCAGCTATAGCAAGGTCAATACTGCCTTACAACAGAGAAGATAACCGAGCAGTGTATCTTAGCTACAGAGCTTGTGGCTTCAAAACCAAAGAAGCTATGAATTTGGTAGGCTTAACCCTAGAACGTCTGTATCAGTGGCGTAGAGACCCAGAGTTTAAGCAGCTAGAGGACAATCTACCAGAAATACGTAAACAACTAAGCACAGAGTACATAAATCTAGAGTTTATGCGGAACTACAGGCTACTGCTAAAGAAGGACTGTGATATAATAACCAAGAGTATGCAGAAAGATGAGAATGGTGATGCTATTCCGCTATCTCAGCAAGAGAATAGTTACCTTAACAAAGCTAGAAGCCACTACACACCCCAACAGCTACAAGTATTAGATAGCTTGCTTAACCCAGAGGACAATACAGATGGCTTTAACTTTGGTAAACTCATCATAAATGTACAGCGAGAGAGTAAAAGAACTGACTACATAGAATCTACAGCAGAGGAGCTATAGTATGGCAACAGCTAAACAAATAGCAGCTAGGCGTAAGAATGCTATGAAGGCACACATAAGCAGAATAGGCATGACCAATAGACGTAATCCTATATTATCTGCTATGCGTAAAGCTAAAGGTAGGGGCAGGACTAGAGCTAACATTAGGGTTAGAAGATAATACTTTACTATATTCTGGGAGGGGGATTATATGAACAAAGTGGAGAGTAATGAGTTACAAGAGTTTAAAGAGAAGCAAGAGCTTAATAACTGTGAAGTCAATATTAGACTAGGTAACTTGGAACAGGGACAAGAGAAGATATTGACTAACCACCTTCCACATATGCAGGGGTCTATGGAAAACATAGAAGCTAAAGTAGACATATGTAATGACAGGGTGGAAGCAGTAGCGGATAACCTAGATTTGAGGAACAAAACTATACTCCTCTTTATTAGCACCATAGCTTTCCTATTAGGCATAGCAAACATATCATTAGCCATATATACATTTATAACTAATAACTAGGGGGTGACACATAGATAACTGTGGTAATGGTAAACAGATAGGCATAGCCAGTGAACGTCTCAGTATACCTGATGATGGTAGAATACACACTATAGCTGTCATAACAGATACTCACACACCATTTATAGATAGCAAAGTATTCACATTAGTCAGAAGATTTCTGTTTAGACTACAGCCAGAATACCTTATGCACTTGGGGGATGCCAATGACTTCTATGCACTATCCTCATTTGATAAGAACCCAGATAGAATAAAAAGCTTGCAAGCAGACTTAGACATAACCCATATGATGTTTAGGATATTAAGACAAGACTTACCTAGCACAGAAATGTATTTACTACTAGGCAACCATGAGGACAGGCTACGTAGATTCCTCTGGTCTAAGGCTACATCACTATCTTCTCTTAGATGCCTAGAACTGGAAAGTCTGTATGGAACTAAGGACTTTAACATACACACTGTAGATTATGAAAAAGGATTACTAGTGAATAATACCTTCCTATTCTTACATGGAGATATGGTAAGGAGACATTCTAGCTATACAGCTAAAGGAATGTATGAGAAACATGGTGGGTGTGGTATACATGGACATACCCACAGAGGAGGGAAGTATATAAAGCGTGATAGATTTGGTATCTGGGGTTGGTGGGAAAGCTTCTGTCTGTGTCAGTTAGAGCCTGACTGGATAAAGAATCCAGACTGGCATCAAGGATTTAGCTTGGTGCATATAAAAGGAGAGAGGTTTTGGGTAGAGCAGATACCAATCATAGGTAACAAGTTTATGTATGGAGGTGAGATATATGAATAAATGTGATAAAAAGTATGATAAAAGTATGAAAAAGAGGAAGCCTAAGAAATAATGAGTAGCTGTAATATTAGAGACCTAACTTAAATAGGAGGATAGCTATGGGAGTAGAAGAAGTATCTAATGCATGGGAAGGTGTGACAGAAAGCTTACAGCTTGCCACTGAGAATGCAGATGAAGCTAAGAAACAGGCAGCCTTAGCAGCATACAATTGTAAAGAAGTAATAGCGCAACTAGAAGCCACCCAAAGATTACTACAAAGTATAGTAACACCAGACAATGAAGATGAGGTAGACTACTTATAATATGAACCAAGAAGAAGCAATGAAGTTATTACTATCTGATAGAGTTCTAATGATAGAAACTCTGATGCAGATAGAAGATAAGAATAGGAACTTAGTGCCATTTACACTAAATCCTATTCAGAAGAAGATAGCCACTGAATCATCTGGCAGGGATGTAATAGTCAAACCAGCCCAGATAGGTGGTAGTACCTTCATTATCTGTGACTTCTTGCTGGACTGCCTTACTATCCCCGGAACAGTGGCAGTAATCATATCCTATGATGAGTTTATAACAGGCAGACTTCTCCGTAAAGCAGAGACATTCTACAAAATACTATCTCAACGGATACCATCTATACCTAAGATACATCACAACTCTACATATGAAAAGACATTCCCAGATGTAAATAGCAGCTTCTACATAGGCTCTGCTCGCTCTACTACATTTGGTAGAGGTGAAACTATACATGACTTACTGCTAGACGAATATGCATTCTGGCAGCCGGGAGATGCAGACAGAATATTTGCCTCTGCTTTACAGCGTGTACCTCTGACCCATAATACTAAGGTAAGGATTATGTCTACTCCTAATGGAGAGGACAATGACTTCTTTGAAACCTACTCAGCAGCTAAGGAAGGCAGGGATATAGGTAAGAGCATATTCAAACACCACTTCTTTCCTTGGTGGCTACACCCAGAATACAACCTTAAATATGATGACCCATTTGTACTGGTAGGAGATGACACTATTAAGCTGACTGACCTCAACCCAGATGAGGATGCACTATTCAAGAAGCTAGTACGTCATGGCTATAACCATCAAGAATGCTATGACAAACTAAGATGGCGCAGATACAAAAAAGTAGAAGTATCTAGCCTTCGCAGAAGTGGGGATTCTAGACTTCTCTTTGACCAAGAGTACCCAGAGGATGATGTATCCTGCTTCCTTACAGCAGGTAATATGGTATATGATTCTAAGCTGATAAATGATATGGCTAGACAATGTTACCCAGCCCAAGATTCACATCAAGGAGCAGCAGTATGGTATCCACCTGAGAATAATAAGCTCTACTTAGTAGCAGTAGACCCCGGCTTAGGCAAAGAATCAGTATCAGTAGCTACAGTATGGGACTTCTGTTACAGAGGAATAGATGATGAAGAAGATAGATTCAGACATTGTGCTACTCTAGCTGGTATGTATTCACCTGAGATAATGGCAGAGAAAGTAAAAGAGTTAGCCAGATACTATAACAGCGCAGTAATAGCAGGGGAAGCTAACCTAGAGTTTGTATCTCACATTAAAGATTACCCTAACTTATACTATAGAGAAGATGTGGTAACAGGCAAAGTAAGTAGCCAGCTAGGTTGGCTAACTACACCTAGGACTAAGCCATACATGATAACAGAAGTAAATAGGCACATGAGTAAGATACTAACTCATGACAGTAACTTAGTAAGCCAGTTTCGTAACATCAGATGGATAGGAGACAGACCTATGAATATAGGTATGGATGATTATCATGATAGCTGTGCTATAGCTATAGTCTGCCGTAACCACTTACCAGTACAGAGGGGGCTAGTAGGCACAGCAGGATGGAAGTGGTAATATGTATAAGCTAAGTAGTCAGAAGCGACAGTATCTAGAACAGGCTATATATAATAATTGGTATAGAATAAATAGAAGCATAGTACAACAGATACTCAAGGACTTTAACTTCTGGTGCTTAGGTAATGGGGCATTTGATAACATTAGAAAGAACTATTGGGATGAGTATTCTAGACAAAACTAGAACACCATATGGTATAATTAGGAGGAAGATATGCCTAATATAGCAACATACACAAAGGATTGTAACCAGCTAGCTGAGTTCTGGCGTGAGAGAAACAGAAAGTTTCAGGACTGGTATGAACTCTTGTCTATGGAAGACAAGCTAAAACAGGATGACATGGAATCATTTGTAGGCAATGACCCTAGAACACAGTTTAACCTAGCAGTACATTTGCTTACAGCTAGACCTATACCGCATAGATTCTATCTGGATAATATAGATGAGAAGTACTATGATGCATTGGGTAAAACAGAAACATTCATAAATGAAACAGCATGGAATAGAATAGAAAGAGACTATAGGGGTAGAGGCAGACGTAACTGGCAGGCTAAACTAGTAGGGCTTATGCTAGCCACTGGTTGGTACTCTGTATTCTCCTATGTAGATAACACTGGTATATATGCAGACATCTGGAATCCTGCATCTACATACCCTGAGTGGAATGAATCAGGGCTACAGAGATGTCTGCACAAGTACACTATCTCTAACTCTGCTCTCAAAACAAAGGCAGCTATGTTAGGTTGGGATAAGACTAAGATACCAATGACATCAGGCAACACAACTATATATGACTACTGGTTTATGGATGGCATGGATGTAGCTCATACCATATTTACCCCACAGGGATTCTTGGTAACACCAGAGGTAGACCCTAATTTCTTATCCATCCCTATCTTTGTACTTCCTACTGGTGGTCTGCCTGATGAGGGAGAAATCATAAGTGGCAAAGATGACTGGAAAACTACTATAGGACAGTCATTCTTAGCTCCCAATGAACACATACATAAAAGCTACAATAAGCAGTGGTCATTTGCACAGCAACTACTCAGAGACACAGCCCAACCTAGATGGTTTGAGCAGAGCCGTTCAGGTACTCCTATACTTAGAGCTAATGATGTATTTAAGCGAGGAGCTATATTCAGGGGTACACCAGAGGATAGTATTAATCCATTACCTGTACCTGCACTTCCTATAGAGCTACGTTCTGACAGGTTAGATATGGAGAGGATGATACAGAGTGGTGGCTTCCCACAGGCACTACAAGGTATGGTAGGAACAGGCATGACAGCATATGTTATGTCTCAAATATCTGCATCAGTAGAGCAGTCTATCTCCCCATACCATGAAGCTCTAGTAGGGTTAATGGAAGACTTAGATAACTTCTGGATTAAGCAGATGCGTAATCATGGCTACAGACCTTATGAGTTTAAGCTTCCTAACTTTCCTGCTGATATAGATATGAAAGCAGACTTTGAGCTTGAAATCCCCGGCAATGTAGTACAGAAAGCAACTGTATCTCGTATGCTAGACCCTAACTTTAAGCTGTCTACTACTACTGTAATGAATCTTATGTGGTCTGAGATTAAAAACCCAATGCAAGAACAAGCTAGGACAAGGAAAGATATGATTGAGGAATCCCCTGAGATGGCAGCATTTAGTGAGATAATCTATCTGGAACAGGAAGCAGAAAGGTATGCTAAGGCTAATGCTAATAGAGAGGCAGACCTCTGTCGTAAACTAGCCAAAGCTGTAGAGGCTAGGTTTATACCCCCTCAGCAATCTGCTGGTGGTGGATTACCTAATATATCAGCTATGACTGCACAATCTAGACCAGTAGGCACAAGAACAGAAGCTATACCACCTAGTGAAACAGAAGCACCTGAAGCACCAATAATGTAATGAATGAATAAGTAAGATGCCTGATGGAGGAATAGAATGCCTGATGGAATAAGCAAACCATTTGAAGATGTTATGACAGAGTTCTCTAAGGACACTGGCTTATGGTCTGACATAACTAAATATATACCTAACTATACCAGTGTAGTAGCTAATGCTGCTCAGGGTAAAGTGCAGGCATCTGCAACTATGGGTAATATAGCCCCTGAGTATGACAAATACTTATCAATGCAGAAGCAATCTAAGGACAATACATTCCTATATTACTTATCCAACATAGTAAAGCCTTGGGACTATGCTGAGAACAAGAGATTTGAGGAAGCAGGCAGGGACATACCAGAAGAAATAAAAGCAAGATATGATGCTGCATTAACGCTTATGAACAGAGCGGAGTGGCAATATGAGTTTACACTTGCTCTTCCCTATATACTATCTAGTAGTCAATATGATGTGAGTACTGTAGAAGAAGCACTGGCTATAATGCCACTAGATAGCTTAACTGATATTGATAAGCAGTATGCATCAACATTGTTCAATCAGCTAGCCCCATTAATGGAGAGAAGGAAGCTACCTGACTTCTCCTCACCTGAAGAGGTAATCAATGCCTTATCTGTACCAGAGAAGAAAGGCAGAATAGTAGGAGTACATCAGCTAACATTAGAGGAGTTAGGCAAGGCTTTAGCTCCAACACAACCAGAGTTACCTGCTGGTACTACCACAGAAGATATGTATGCATTACTCAAGAAATTTGGCTATTCAGAAGCAGAGGCAAACCAGCTAGCCAGTATTGATGCTATAGCAGAAGGTCTAGTTACACAGTGGATAGAGGTATCAGCACAAGCAGAACTAATGAAAAGAGGAGTGTTAGAAGCACAAGCACCAGACCTCAATGGCTCACAGTGGATTAATCTAATAGTAACACAGCCAGCTATGGCTGCTGCTGAAGCACTAGATGGCTACTTCAATGCTGTACCTAGACCCATAGCTGGATGGGCTGCTGCTAATATGCCAACAGAACTATTTGGTGGTATCACTGGTGCAACAGGTGGGGCAGCAGCAGGAGCTTTGATTGGTTCTGTAGTACCCGGATTAGGCACAGCTATAGGCGCAGGTATTGGTGCATTACTAGGTGGCATATTTGGTGGTGTTACTGCTCCTGAGTGGGGCAAAGATTGGGTACAAGATGTAAAAGATACTGTGGCTGACTACAAAGAGAAGGGTGTAGATAGTTGGCGAGCATATGCTAAGGCATTTAATGAGGCAGAGGGTATTAATTGGGCTTTGACTATGTACTTAGAAACTGTAGCTGACCCTACCTCATACTTAGGATTCGGTATAGTAACAAAAGCATCATCCAAAGTACCATTTGTAGGCAAATACCTAAGCACTATGTCAGGGGCTATTGAATCTGGCTGGATTAAGATGACAGAAGCACCATTCAAAGGGGCTAGGAATCTGCTAGCCAAAGTACCTAAGACACCTGCTGCTCAGGCATTAGCCAGAGCTAGAGGTACTATTGGAGATGCTAGAGCATTAATAGGTAGACAAGTAGAAGGTGGGTTTAGAAAAGCTACTGCTGATGATGCAATAGAAATACTGAGTAAGTCAGTGGATGAAGCCTTTAAGAACCCAATAGCTGCTGCTGACTTCTATAATCTCAGATTAGGTATGACTGCTATGGAACATCCATTCAGAGGGACAAATGAGGTATCCAGATGGCTCAGAGGTCTTAAGACAGCAGGCAGAGAGTTAACAGATGGTGATATGATGGGAGTAAATGAGATATGGAAGAGGTTCTTTCATGGTGAAATAACTCCTACTGAAGCATCTGCTGAACTGTTAGGACTACTCGGTGTTAAGAATACAACTAGAAACACTAGGCTAATGGCTAAGATGCTAGGTGAGGACTTAAATGGAATAAGAGAAATAGCCAAAGCAGCTTTAAGCGGACACAATGCTACTGCTGTAATAGATAACCTAGCAGAAAGAGTGCAGAAACTAACCACTGAGAAACTGGAAAGTAATATGTGGCAAATAGCAGAGGGTGCTGGTAAGATAACAGCATGGAGCAGAGCTACTAGTAGATTTGTTAGGAATGGTTTAACCCAATGGGTGGATAAACATATTACTTCTCCTATGGCTAACCACTACCTTCTCTTTATGAACTATGGTGCTATGAATATAGTAGAGAATGCTATGCGGTCATTCTTAGGTGGTGGTGAGGTTCTGTATGCTAAAGGCATTAACCCCATAGATGATTATGTAATACTCACTAATGGGCTGAAGAATCAGCACTATGAATTGGCAGCTTATGTCCCTAGGCTGGAATCAGCTATAGTAACTCCTGATTCTGGTAAGACAGTAGTATACAAAGGTGTGATACCATATCTCACTAAATCAGGTAAGATGGGATTTACCAAACAGGTAGGTAATCGTTCCTATAAGATACACTCACTACAAGACTTAATGGTAGGTTTACCCTCTGAAATAGGTACAAGACAGAGAGCTACCTATGAAATATCTAAGTTCTTTCAGAAGCTATGGGAAGATGTACCTGATACTATGCAGCAGTTCAAAGATATAGTGACCTCTAGAGCAGCAGAACATATACCTAGTGGTCATCTACCTTCACTTGGCAACAAACAATTCACTGCTGACATAATAAAGAGAGCAGAGAGGATGGCTACACAGGGAGCAGATAATGTGAGGGAGTTAGCTGTGTCCTTACCTCAGCTTGAGATAAACAATGCTACCCATAAGATAAATGAAATCATGGACACTATGACTAACTTATATGAGACAGATAAGCAGTTCATACGTCAGGAGCTACAGAGTGGTAGGATGTATAAGCAAGGCAAAGAAAGTGTGGATAATATTATGGATAGAGTTATGCACTCTGCCAGAGAACGTGATATGTCCATGATACAAGAACAAGCTAAGATGCTTGAGAACTTTGCTAAGGAGTTAGTAAAAACTGACCCCAATGACTTAGAGCATCTAATGATTCAAGCAGCAGAAGTATCAGATGTATCTTGGGGCATATCTGATAGAATCAGTGACTTAAGGGTAACAGCTCAGAAGAGGGCAGCTAGACTAGACCCTGTGGACAAAGATAAGTTCTACTCTGGTCACTGGAAAGAGATGGAGATACTTATTGACACCATAGAAGATTCATTTGGTAAGATGAATAAGAAGCTCAGGACTAGGATGAAGAAGTTTGAGCTTACTCCTGAGCAGGAACAACAGCTAGGCGAGCTAATAACTGTAATAGATAACAGGTCTAAAGCAGTAGCCAAAGTAAGAGAAGCACAGAGAGCTAGGTATACATCTAAGCCTAAGAGTTTCAAGGGAGAAGCTGATGCTGCTAAGTGGTGGAATGAATCTAATGAGCTAATCGGTAAAGCATGGGATGACTACTGGAATGTATATTATCCATCATTAACTACTGAGGCTGCTCTAAGAGAGAGGCTTACTAAATCATTAGGAGAGCCTATACATGCACCATCATTTACAGTAAAGGGAAACTTAACTCCTGCTCATGTAGCTACCCTATGGGGTGGTACAGGAGATGATTTGGTCAGAAGCTTATTCCAAGGAGATTCTGCTTCCTTAACCTTATTAGGCAGGCGTAAGTTTGTAGAGCAGAGCTATGCTAAAGCTGCCTCTATGGCTAGAAGAATGGGTAAGTCATTACCTGCTGACATAGGCATAACTAAAGAAGGATTAGGAGATGTGTATGACCAGTTACTATCTCGCATAGGCTTTGACCCTAAGAATGTAGAACCACTTACTCCTATGCTTAAACAACTAGAGGCTGTCAGGTCTGAGCTACATAACATACATATGACTAAGAAGATACCTCAATCAGAGTATGAGCAGCTAACAGGCTTCCTTAACTCTGTAGCTGACGATGTAGAGAAGCTAGGTGTGTATGCAGATGACACAGCTAGAACAGCATGGTTTGAGACTAAAGACAAAGCTCTGTTAGAAGCCAGAGAACAGTTCTTTATAGACTTCCCAGACTACGATAATCTGAGTGTAGCAGGGTCATTCATGAGAACTATCTTTCCCTTTTGGTGTGTACCAGAATATGCTACTATACTAACTAAGTCTGGTTGGAAACACTATAGTGAAGTATCTATAGGAGAGGAAGTATTAGCTGCTAACCCAGACACTCTAGTTACTAATTGGGAGAAGGTAGAAAAGATAGCTGTATTTGACTATGATGATGACCTCATGGTTATACCAGCTAAGGGTAAGGATGTAGAGTTTACTCCCAATCATAGGTGGGTAACTATAACTAAGAACAATACTCAGCCTAAGATAAAAAGAGGGTATGAGTTAACAGAGGGATATGACCTTATACCTAGAGCATTACCCCATAACTTCCCTGTTGTTTCAGTACTAGAACCTAGGTTAGCTGCTATATTAGGATGGGTAGTTACAGATGGTTACTATTGTACTCACAAGGATAGGAAAACTGGTATGCGGATATACCAAAGTGATAAGAAGTATGTAGCTGAGATAGAGAGTTTAACTGGAACTACTGCTTATCCTAGAAGCCAGTCAGATTCCCACAATATGGTTATAGGAGTAGCTCAGTCTGATGTAGATAAGATACTAGCTATATGTCCTACCAAAGATAATATAATAGATATAGTACCTTGCCTATCCCAAGAAGCTGCATGTGCTATGTGGCAGGCTATGTTATTAGCCGAAGGTAACTGTGAAACACAGTATAATGGTAGTATATCTATGAGGTTTATCCAGAATAGCGGTGTTGTTATGCAGGCATTTCAGTTATTGTCTGTGTTGCTAGGCAAAGCAATAACAATTAGTGATACCAGAGTTAATATGTTGTATAATAAGCAACCATATAAATCTAAACAGGTTAAGAGAATGCATACTAAGCACTATAAAGGTAAGGTATGGTGTCCTGTAACTCCATCAGGTACATGGATTATGAACTGTAATGGCTCAGTAGTAGTTACAGGTAATACATATGAATGGCAGAGGTATTTCTGGATACCCAGAGCTATGTCAAGGAATCCTGTAGTAGCCACTAGCGTAGGCAGATACCTTAACTATAGTGATAATGGCTATATACCTATACCATATACTGACCTACAGATTAACCCTCTTAGAGGTACAGTACTAGCTGGTGGATTCAGACGTGCATACATGAGAGACTTTCCTGAATACCATGATGCCTTCCCCGGTATGGAGGCAATAGACTATATAAGTAGATATGGCTTCTACCCCGGAGCGCAGGTAATGTTTCCCATTATTGCCTTTGGTGCTGCTAAAGGTAGACCAGAGTTAGGGGAAGTAGCTCCTGCTTGGCTAAAGACAGGACTAGATGCAGTAATAGCAGTATCCCCAGATTCAGCAGCTAAGACTATATCACAGCATCTATTCCCTGATAGGTTCAGGGACTATGTAACTATAGTTACTATGGTAGCTGATGGGCTAGATGGTATGGATGTATGGGATAAGATGCAGTCAGGTAAAGCTACAGAAGAGGACAATAAACTCTGGGGTAAGTATACTAAAAAGGTATCTGGTTTACAGGGTATACTTATGGAGCAGACAGGTATGTTTAGGATTAGACCAGAGGAATACAATGACTTCATAGAAGCCACTAAGAAGTTAATAGAAGAAAGGCTAGGTGTACCAGTAGCCATACAAGATAAGATAAATAAGCTATACCCTGTTACTGGTAAGCGCATATCAGACTACTATAAGCTAGACCCACTAGACCAGAAGATATTGTATGAAGTAGAGCAGATGCAGCTATGGTCTGGTGTCATTAGCCCTCTGATGCCATCTGAGTGGCAGGAAGTAGACAGGCGAATACGAGAGTATTGGGATGCCACAAAGTCTATACAAGAGAAAGCTAGAGTAACAGGATTCTATGATGCTGATGGTAATGTAGAAATACTATCTGAGATAGAAGCTAATAGATTACTAGTACATGGTAATATGTCTCCTGAGCAATGGGAAAATGAGCTTGGTGATGCTCTTAACAGAGCAGCTATAGAAATACAAAGCCTTAAAGACAATGACTACACTGAAGTACCAGTTACTCTTGAGGAGAGGGCTGCTTATTATGCAGAAAGAGGAGAGCCTATGCCTACAGAACACCCCGGAGAGGAAATGATTAGGCTATGGTATGAGCAGTCTCCTAAGAAGAGATGGGACTTTGAGAATGAAAGATGGGTTACTGACTTTGCTACATACTATGCTGCTACTGAGAAGCTACTAGACTTGCTTCCTGAGCCATACAAGCAGAGGTTCTTAGATACTATAATGTACAGGTGGTCACCTCTAACTAAGTTACATTGGACTGTGAATAAGGACTACATCAGACCATATAGATTAGCTAAGGATGTAATACTCCAAACACTCACACCAGAAGAGAAAGACATAATAGCTAGGTATGAGGTAGCTGCTGGTTCAGAGAGAGAAGCGCTAAAAGAGTTTGTCCATGCTGAGACAGGACAGCAGCTTATATCATGGTTTACTTCTAAGCTAGGTGAAGTGCATACTAATATGCGCAAGCTAGACCCTGAGCTAGATGCATGGCTTATGTTCTGGGGTGAAGTAGATACAGCTAAGACTAGTACAGCAGATAAGAGATACCAAGAGTTAAGGGAACAGTATTTAACTGAAGATATGATTGGAGGATAGAGATGAATGAGAAAACTAAAGCAGCAGTAGAGGCATCTGTAGAACTCTTTAAGGGGTTTGTAAGACCATTGGTAGTTCTGTACATGACCGCCATAGTAGGTGTAATGACTTATCAGCAGACAATCAACTCTATCCCTGAAGTCTGGTGGTGGATATATGGTGGGTTCGCTGGTGAGTGGCTGACCGAAAGAACAATTAAGAGACTGTCAGAGATTAAGAAGTAAAGGTAAGTAGTCATGGTGTCAGATAAATGTAAAATGAATAGTATATAACATTATAATATACTATCTACTTTATATTAATTGACATCTGGTAGTTACTGTTATATAGTTATTACATGGAGGTTCTATGACTGAAATAGATAAAAACCAGACTTCTGATGTAAATAAGGAAACTACTCCAACAAGTACTAACCCTAATCCTGTACCAACTGCTGCTATAACTCCAACTAACACTGGTACAGATTCCAAGTTAGTACCTGAGAAAGACCTTATTGCTGTCAAGAGGGGGGCTGAAGAGAAGATAAAACAGTATGAAACTCAGATTAGCCAGTGGGAGGATAAATACAAACAGGACATCTCAGCTAAAACTGATGAACTTCTCAAAGCCAATGCTGCTGTATCGCAGTTGGAAAAGAAAATCTCTGAGAGTTCTAGCTTCGGTTCGGAGTTAGAGAAGGTCAAGACAGAGCTTGCTGCTGCTCAAGAAAGCAGGAAGGGCTTAGAAACTAAGCTCATGGCAGACAGAACCAAAGCACTTACTTCGCTTGGTGTTCCGTCTGAGAAAATGGAGGGTAAAACCCTCGACCAGCTTGACCTTATGTTAGATGCTCTAAGTTCGGCAGGGAGAACTGCCAACCAACCTTCTAAGTATGACAAAGCTGGGGGTTCAGGATTCTATGAACTGACCGCTATTGAACGTGCTAAGAAGCAGTTGGAACATGCTACTATTGTAGGCAGAGTTAGTGCTAATGGTAGCGAAGGATAAGTAACAACTAAAACTTAGAGAGGAGAAAGAAATGTCTATTGGACATTGGAATAGTCTGACTGAAGTCCAGAAGCTAACACAGTCTCAGTTAGTTCCGGGCATCATAGAAGAGGATATTAAACGTAACAATATCCTTGATAGGATTCCTGTAGCTCAGGCTTTGGGTCAGTCAATCAAATGGAATAGAGAAGTCAGTACACTTGAGGATGATGTGGCTAATGTGGATATTGGTAGTGCATTGACTTGGACTTCCAGTATAACCTATAGTCAACAGGAAACTGAGCTTAAACGCAAGTATGTTCAGCGTGTACTGGATGACTTCATCGTTGAAGTGTATGGCACAATCAACGACTACAAAGCAATCAAATTCATGGAGATGCAGAAGGGTATGGTGAGGCGGTTAGGTGATGACATCTTCTACGATGACTTGACCTATAGTGCTGGTAACAGGGACTTTGATGGTCTTCATGCATTGGCTGCACTTCAGAATGGCACTGATTTGGATATAGATGAAGGGGAAGCTGGTCTTAGTATTAGTAACATGAGAACCCAGAAAGATGCTATGAAACATGGTGTGGATGTCATCTATATGCCATACGAAATAGCTAGAAGGCTTGATGCTGCATATCAGGAAACTGGTCTTGCTGCATTGGCTACTGCTACTGCTGGTACTATGGGTATGATTAGCTTCGGTATTAACGATATTGGTGAGAGGGTTATGTTCTTTGATGGTTCACCTATCGTGAGGACTGACTATTTGGTAGCTGAACAGGCTAACACTGGTATTGGTAGTGATGCTAGGGCTAAGTACTCATCTGGTGATAAGCAGTATTCGGTATTCATGGTCAAGTTCGGTGCTATCTTTAATGGAGACCCCGGTCTGTGCTTGGGCTTTGGTAATACCAAGAACGTAGGGGACTTCTACAAGATTGTCATGTTTGAGGCACTGGAAGATTTTGATGCCAGTGGTATGCGGTTAGTAAACTACTCTGCTCCGTTGCTTGGTAGCAAGCTCTGTTTGGGTAGAATCTACGATATAGAGAATGTGGCTGTAGTAGCCTAGAAGGAGGAATGAAATGGGTAATAGTAGACAAAGTGTAATATCCGATAATGGTAAGAGTGTAATACTTCCTCCGTATGCTGACAACCAAGCAGGTTGGGGTAACGTAGGTATTCCTGACTTGTCTGTAGCAGATTCTCTTCAGCAGTATCCTATTGGTACTAAGTATGTAGAGGATGGTAAGGTATACCGCTACTGTGCATTCAAAGCAACTATGGCTACTAGTCTTGGTGCTAAGAATGGTAATACTCAAGCAGTGGCATATGCTACTGTAGCAGCTAGCACTGACCAGTATGCAACTAGGATAGTGGTAGATGTAGGGGCTACAGATGGTAGGGCAGGAGATGGTGTTATAGCTGCTGATGAGTTAGCAGGTGGTGAGATTCTCATCTTTGATGCTACTGGTTATAACTTCGTTATTACTATAACTAGTAACACAGCAGTTACAACTGGTGGTGATGAGATGACTGTGGACTTGCTGAATCCTATCCCCACTGCTCTGATTGCAGACACTGACCATGTGGAACTGATGCATAATCCATACTCCTATGTAAACACAACCAATGAAAGACCTGTGGTTGGTATGCCCTATCTGGCATATACTACTGGTCAGTATGGTTGGGTTCAGACTTGGGGTATCTGTTGGGTAGCTCCGCAGGCTGCTGTAGGTGTGGGTTCTAACAACTTGCTGTGTGTATTCAGGCATGATGGCTCTATTGATGAGCTTGATTACTCTGATGCTTATAACAGCCAAGGTGTTATTGCTGGCTATGTAGTTTGTAGAACTGATGCTACACAGGCTGCTCCGTTCATCATGTTACAGCTTGCTCCGTAACACACAAAGGCTTAGGGGATGTGCCTTAAACATCCCCAAATATAAATACATTAGTGGAGGAGAATACGACTAATGGCTAAGAAAATTAATGTCAAGGTTATCCAGTCAATAGAGGGCAGACCATATCAGATTCCTACTCTGGATGAAGATGGTAATGCTGCTACAGATTCTAAGGGCAATCTAATTACCAGAGATGCTACTACAGTAGATGTACTGCGCATACTCATCAGAGCATTCCCCAGAGATAAGATGACATTTGCTAATATAGCAGAAGGTGTCAGGCTTATGCATCAACTTGATGAGGCAGACAATTCCACTTTAATCATGGATGAATCTACCCATGATTGGATTAAGAAGATGCTTAGGGATGATGGTGTAGGAGTAAAGATATTTGGCTTTAACCTGTTCTCTATCCTTGATGCTTTGGATGACTTTGAAAGAAAGCATGAGGCAAAGGATGGACAAGGTACAACCGAATAGACCATTAAGAAAGATACAGTGTCAGAGATGTGGCAGACCTATGTGGTTTGAAGAAGGTAAAGCTCTTCCTAGCTGTCCCCACTGTATGAGTGATAGCAAGATGGAGAAGAGCAGGAAATACTACACAGGATTAGGGGGTAGATATGCCTAGGATGACAAGTAATTTAACACCTGAGAGTTCTACTATGGCTGTGAGGGAAGCTATTAATAAGACCATAGAAGAGTTAATCAAGTCTGGGTATGACCAGAAGCAGGCAGCAGCTATAGCCTATGAAGAGGCTAAGAAGATGACAGGCAAGAGCTTAGGTAGGGAGGTATAGTATGGTTAAATGTATAGTAGGTGTGGAGGTGTAGTATGATTGCAGTACATTTGGGTAGAGAACAACTTACTGTAGACGCCACTGCTGGTGGTGTGTCATTCACTGATTTATCCGCAGCACTCAGAACTAGGTATGTTATGTCTACAGTACAGATACAGGCAGCACAGGTAAGGATGACTAAGGATGGTAGCACTGCTCCTGTAGCAGCTACTACTGGTGACTTACTTAACCCCGGAGATACATTTGAGGTATGGGGTATAACTAATCTTGAGAACTTGGCTCTGATTAGGGAGACTGCCACTAGTGGATTAGCTGTCATAGACCATTGGGGCAGAGACGGAAGTTAAGGGGGTAGCTATGATTAAGGCTGGGGTAGTAAAAACATATTCAGCACCAACATATTCAGGTGGAGACTTCTTCCCACCTGCTGATGGTACTTATGACCTTGGTGGTGCAAGTGCATATTGGGATAATATCTATGTAAACACAGTAGTAGTAGGTACTGCTGTGGCAGGAGATTGGCTTCCTTCAGCAGATGACACCTATGACCTAGGTGAAGCTACTACTCCGCTTGAGTGGAAAGACTTGTATATAGATGGTATAGCATATATAGATGCTATGTCAGTACCAGAGGGATTCACTTTAGTAAGTGAAGGCACAGTTCATTCCTATATAAAGAATGATACTTCTGCTTGGGATATATTTACTAAAGCTGCTGGTGCTTCTGCTTTATCTAGATTCAGAATACCTACTGGTGCAGATGTAGTAGATATAGCTATGGCTAATGCTAATCTTCTGTTTGGTCATGAGATGGGGATTAGAACTAATGCTGCTAATGGTACTGTTGTACACTTTGATGCCTATGAGAATGGTGCTTATGTAACAGTAGCAGCTATGAACTCATCTGCTACAGAAGCTAATTGGGTATTCTACAGACCTGTTACACTGGATGGGTTAGTAATATCTAATGATGGGACAGTAACAACTATCATTAGCCCAACTGGTGACTACACTCGCATAGGTGATGCTGCTGCTACTTCCCATTCTCTAGCCAGTGAAGATGACCTGATGGTAAGTGGTATATTGGAAGTAGATGGTACTGCTTATCTAGACGCTTTAACTGAAGTAGCCACTGACCAATTCTTAAGATTCGGTGGGGCTACTTTTATTCAGTACCAATCAGACGATACTAATGCAAGAGCCATAACGATGGGGTTTACTACCCCTGATGCTACTCATGTACCAGTGTTTCAAATAGGATTAGCATCTACCATACATGCTGACTTGGGAATGTTTGATGGATATACAACTTCTACAGTAGCAATATTCAATGATACTGCTGATGCCTTTTCCTCTCTAGATGCTGGTGATGTGAATGGTAGCGGCTTGGGACTGTACTTCCACCCTGCTGCTGATGAGGATGTAAACATAATCAGCTTATCTGTTACTGGTACTCCTAGTATTATCTGGGATGAGAGTGCAGACGCCATAGTATTCAATGCTAATCTGGGTATTGGTACACTTGAGATAGATGAGGACAGTGGAGCAGTTACTCTGGTGGATATGAGTGTATCTGCTACCCCTGCTGATGGCACAGAGGAATCTATTGCCTTTGCTATAGATGGTGGCTGGATATTGAAGCTCTACTCTGAAGCAGATAGTGCCGGTGCAGTAGATACACAGTCTATTATCTGTAATGCTCACCTTGAACTCCTGAAAACAGATACAGATGGTACTCGCGAAGGTCAAATCTGGTATGACGCTTCAGAAGACAAGCTGAAGTTTAAAACTGCTGGTGGTGTGGAGACTATTACCAGTGCTGCATAGGAGGGAATGTGAGTATAAGAATAAATCCGTCTCTAAGTAAAATAGCAGTTAATCCTTCACTAAGCGGAAAGATAGCGGTATTGCCTCATATCGGTTTAACCGGAACACCTGCTGCTCAAGCGGTTTGGGATGATAATTTTGTCTTTGTTAGCCATATGAATGACAACCCTGATACCTCTCATATAGCAGATTCAACTTCTAATGGAAATAACGGCACAAAGGTGGGTGCAAACGAACCGATAGAAGTAGCTGGAATGCTGGGGAAAGCGCAGAGTTTTGACGGGGATGATGATTATATAACAATAAGTAATGATAGCGAACTATGGAATAATGCAACTGGATGTATAGAAGTATTAGCTAAATCCGATGCGTCAAGCAGGCAGACATTAGTATTATTCGGCTCTCAGAATAATGATTTGCTATTAGATATAAATAGTTTCTGCTTCATACGAGTTTCGGCATCAATAAAATGGAGTATTAGTACAGATGGATTTGGTACGACAGGTTATAAATACGTAGCATTAAATCAAGATGGCGTACAAGCAAAATTATATTGGGATGGAACTCTTAAAGGCAGTGCATCGGGAACAGATGTCACGGCATGGAGTAATTTATTAACAACCCCTGTACTTTATTTAGCCAAAGTAGACGCTTCTAGTGCCTATTTAAATGGTTTAGAATGTAAAGTTCGCATCTCCAACATAGCCCGTACCCCGGAGTGGATAGCAGCTACTAACAAGAGTATTACTGATGCTCTATTAACTTATGGAGCTATATCCGGTCAACAGACAGCAGTAACTATTAGCTCATCTGATATAGATGGGGATTTAACTGACTTCCCTGTCTACTTAAACCTGAGCGCTTCCAGTGGTAAGACATCTACTGATTTATCAGGATTGTTCACAGCCATAGGCAATAACTGGCAGAGACTTCACCTTAGGGTAGATGGTAGAGACTGCCCGATGGAAGTTGTCTCATGGGATACTGGTACTCCGTATGCAGAAATACATGCCAAGATACCATACATATCATCCACAGCAAATACAGATTTAGTTTTAAGTTGGTAGCAATACAGTAAGGGGTAGATTATGGCAGAACTAAAGAAGATACTAGAAGATAGAATGAAAGAAGCATTTCCTGATATATATGAGAGGAATGAGGCTACTGGCATAATCAAGAGAAAGAAAGATAAGCTAGTTAGTGGGTCTGACTTACCTGAGTTAGTTAAAGACACAGTGGCTATTAAACTAGCAAAGGCAGAGGGCAAGAACCCCACAGCTAGCACAATAAAGAAGAATAGAAAGAGACTAGGTATAGAAGGCAAAAGTGATGTGTCTACCAGAACTGTATAAGCAGCATTGGCTTAAATACAATGAGGCATTAACTCATCAGCTAAGGCGTATGAGAGATGGTAGCCCATACATATTTTGGGGTATCTTAGCTATGCTAATTACTCCCATAGTAACTGGTCTTGGCTTCTTCATATGGTTTATACCTCATATACAGGGGTTGTGGTAATGAGAACAATATCTGCTACGCTATTAGCTGAACAGAATAAGGATTCCAACACACCATACATACGGCTAGTATTCACCAGTCCAGATGGTACAGTAGAGCATGACTACTCATCTAACACAGGCAGACTAGTTAAGCTAGAGCATGTGGAAGAAGCATATAATGACTATGCTACTGTAATATTAGCCAATGATGACTGTGGAGTAGCTAGTGACCTAAGGGGCTTCTGGGTAGAGATAGGTTATGGCTACATAATGCCGGTTACAGAGTATTCACCTGCATCTAGGCTATGGGTTAAGAGCCATATGGAGTTTATGGCAGAGGGTAAGAAGTATGTGATGCTTGATTTAGGTGGTGTATGGGATGTACTGAGGGAAACACTAGACCTTAGAGAAGGTACACCTCCCTATTATATGTTTACAGAGGATGAATCTGGTGGTACTTACTACGCATCTGGGCTGACTGTGTATTACATGATACAGTATGTACTAGATTCCTGCAATGATGATAACTATGATTTCTTTGTGGCTGCACTAGGTGCTGAAGATGACGGAATTATAGATTCTTTTATACCTAAGTTTGAAGTGAATGTGATGAACCAAATTGAGAGTGCTATAGATATAATTGTTAGGCTAATGGAGATGACTAAGTGTTATCTTAGACCTAGAGCTACTGGTGTGGCTGCTAATATAGCATTCCAAGTGGTATATCCTCAAGACAGTGATGCTGCCGATATTACATATTCTGATACTACACCTCCACTATTCTATGAGTATCTAGAGAAAACTAATATCCTTATCCCTAATCATATAATAGTATATGCTAATGAGGGAGACCCGGCTAATCCTTGGGCTGAGTATATACTAGCAGAAGTTCCTAGCATAACTAGAAACAACAGCCTAGACCAAGAAGCTCAGTCTATGATAGATGCATACAGAGATGTTATAGAGATTCAAACAGCAGCACTTATAGATAACCTAACAGATGCTCAGAACAGAGCAGATGCTATATGGACTAAGCGTAAAGCATATCAATTAGCTGGCAGGTTAGTAGCTAAGAATGATTGTAGATTAGAAATATATGACAGAATATCTGTAGTTAGCTCTAAAGGGTGTGCTATACCTAATAATTAGGGCAAGTAGCAAAGCAGGAATAGTAGCTAGAGGTTAAATATGGCAGAGTACAAGCAGTTAGTAACAGGTATAAAAAGAATATATGTTCCGGGTTCATTGACTATGGAAGTATCATTAGGTGGGGTAACTACTGACTTCTCCATACCTAGTGTACCTGATGTACCGCCTACATCTATAGCTCAGAATACTGAGTACAAGGATACTGATACACCCAGAACTGTTATAGTGCAGAGTGTACCTAACATAAGTAACTTCAGTGGTGACTATGCAGTTAGCCATCATACTCCACCGCCTAGTGTAGGTAACTATAAATGTTCCCTATGTGGTATTATAGTTAGTACACCTGATGCCTTGCAGAAACATTATAAACAAGTACATCCAGAGATATATGGGTTTTAGCATGGAGAATAATAATGGGTAAAGAAAATACTGGATTACCTTGGACAAGACAATACTCAGACCTTGAGAGAGGTAGACCTGCCTATCCGTTTAGCACCATAGGTAATACTAGACTAATAGATGTCTTTGGTAAGGTAACAGACCTGAGCAATGTAGATGAGCTACTAACTAGACAAACTAAGTTGTTAGAAGCTATACTGATGGTATTAAATACTATAGCCAGTACAAATATAACAGAGGAGGATATAGACAATGATTATTAAAGACCCAAGTACATGTAGAGCAATGAATGTAAATGATGAGGGGAGAGCAGAAATATCAGCAGTTACTAGAACAGCAGAAATGCATACTAATCAGGTGCATGGTGAGGCATATGCTATACCATTCGCTGTGAATCCTGATGGAGCAGATGATTGTTTCTTCTACATCAAAAACAATTCTGATATAGATATGATAATAAAGGGTGTATGGTATACACTATCTGATGCAGATGAGCTATACTTCAAAGTAGGAGAATCAGGCACAGCAGTAGCTACTAATGGTACAGATATGACTAGCTATATAGCTAATCTTAATGCTGGCAGTGGTAACATAGCTGATGTAACATGCTACTCCAATACTGCTGATGGTGCTGTAGATATTACTGGCTTATCTGGTGGTAGAACTATAGATAAGCTCTGGGTAGTTGCTGCTGCTGATAACAAGTTCTTTAACTTTGAACAGGATGTTATACTGCCTAAGAACCAAACATTTAGTATTTATGCTGTGGGTGGTGATGCATTAGTTAGGGGTACAGTAATGATACACTTCCATAACAAGAATGTATAAATTAAGACTATAAACTGGGGGAAACTAAATGTCTATTGATGTGCAACTAATAGATGTAGCCACAGGAGAAGCACTGCATACTGAACCATACTATCTAGGTGGAGAAGGGAATAAGAAATACACACTGCTTATTGCTTCTACACCACAGAAGATACATGGTGTGTTTAGTACAGTAGTATTTTCTGCTGCCACAGCTAGCACTGTTATAGCTACTCCTACTAGTGGTGGTTCTATAGAGCTAACTGACCTCATCATTACCTTTGAAAGAACAGCTAGTACATATGTAGAAGTAAGGTTTAATGATGGTACTCACACTGAAACTATAGTCCACACAGACCTTAATGATGCACCAGTTAATATGGCTATACCTTTTAATGGTAATTGGCAGGGATGGGCTGATGCTTATGTAGATGTAGTTATAACCAGTGGTAATCCTGATGGAGCAGTTAGTATTGGGTATGTAAAGAGAGACAGCAGAGGTACTCTTAAGTATGATGCTTGGGATGCTAGAAGATAGGGGTGTATGATGGGTAAGAATAGGACACAAATGAGAGCAGATATTAGGTTAGACCTTAAGGATGCTGCTACTACATGGTCTGATGCAGAGCTTAATAGATGTATAGATAAAGCTGTAGCTGACCTCAGTAGATTCCTGCCTTATGAAACAGTATATGAGACAGACTTAGACTTTGAGGTAACTGATGAGACTGTTACATTCCCTGCTGATACAGACCCGGACAGAATAGTTGATGGTGCTGACATATCTGGTACTTCTGCTGGTGACACTATGACTATAGCTGCACAGCCAGATGTACCTAGACCTGTTACATTTACTATTACTGATGCTAATGGTAGTGTTACTATTCTATCTATTATAGTTAAGGGAGAGGATAGGTATGGTGACAGTGTAGTAGAGTACTTACATTATGGTAAAGGTGGAAGTAAGACAGGTGGAGGCAAGGTATACTTCAAGTATATCCACGAGATAGAGATAGACCAGATTAGTGGTAATGGTGCTGCTGATGTATTGGATATAGGCATAGGTGCTTATACAGATGTATGGGTATCATTGGCTAATAAACCCGTCAGGTGGCTATCAGAAACCTTAGATGATGGTAGTTCTACTACCTATGCTAAAGATACAGATTATAAGATAGACTATACTAATGGTGCAGTAAAGGCTATTAGTGGTGGTAGCATAGCTGCTGAAGCTGCATGTGAAATAGACTACACTAAGAGTAAGATAAGTATTGACCTATCTGAACTGCCTAACTTTATCAGGCTAGCTGAGGTAGAGTACCCTGTAGGTGAAGTACCACAGGATATAGTATCTGCTGGACTATTTGATGATGTATTGACTATTACTAGCTTCCCTTCTGGTAGCCAAGAGAGGCTGCTTGAGGATAAGCATGTAGCTATAAGATACTATGCTAAACATACTTCACCTACTGATACTAACCCCGGCTCATACCCAACATTCCTAGATACCACAGTAGAGTTAGCAGCAGAAGCTTATGCTCTGTTTATGTTTGCAGTAAAGTATGAGTTGCAGTCTGCTACTGACTTAGCTTCTGCTGCTACCAAAGTAACTAGTTCAGAAGCTAGTATAACATCTGCTACTACATCCTTAGCTGCCGGTACTACTGAGCTTGGATTAACTACTGCTATACATGCATTAGCTGATGCTGCATTCGATAAAGTAACTACATATGTAGCTGCTGCTGGGGATGCCTTGGATAATGCTATGAGTGAATCTGCTTTAGCTAATGTTGCTCTGGACAGTGTAGCATCAGGATTAAGTGATGCTATTAGTACACTAGGAGATATATCAGCTTTAAGGACAGCTATTATTACTGCTGCTAATGCCTGTGCTTCAGTATTAGGGGATGCTGTCGGTGGTGAACTAACAGATTATGAGGCTGTATTTGATGAAGAAGTTAAGCACATACTCACTGCTGGTGTACCCAATGCGCAAGACTTCTTAGAAACAGGTGATGATGCTATTAACACAATCAATACTGGTGATAATGTACCTGAGTTATATAGAGACTATGCTAGCATCGCATTAAGTATGGCTAATGCTTGGGCTGATTGGCGTAAAGATATGCTTACAGCAGCATCTAGAAGAGTAGAAGTGGCTATGGCATATGCTACTGAGATGGCACAGAGGCTATCTAATCTTAGGTCATACATAGAAGAAGCTGAGGGTACAACCAATGTGTCTATAGCATTTGTATCTGAAGCAGCGCAGAGAGTAGCTACATCACAGTCCTATATAGCTATAGCAGCAGGCAGAATAGCTATGAGCAGAGAATTTATGGATGAGGGGCTAAGTAGAATACAAGAGATTAATAGCCACATACAGGAAGCTGATGTACATAGGGGTATCGGTATGGCATACAAAGAGATAGCCTATGGTCATCAGACAGATAGTAATATCTATATACAATCAGCTAACATATATAAGGACTTGTCTGATAAGCTGAGAGAAGAAGCTATGGAGAGGCGTAATGAAGTCTACTCTATATGGAGAGATAAGAGGCAGTATATAGGTGATACGTCTGTTAGTTCTGTTAGGCAGGCTGCTACATATGATAACACCAGAGTATCTAGTAGGAATATAGGCTATAGCTAAGCCCAACAGGTAGTCTGCTTAACTTCAAATGGTATTCTGAATGGTGCTATATATTCTAGCTGGTCTAGGGGAAAGGCTATATCCCCATCACAGGTAATGCTGTCATGTACAGTAATAGCTAGAGGTAAGTCCTTACATATAATCAATGCTCTTTTCATTATCTCTGCATCACTGCCGATGATAGGGTAGTTAGCTGCTTTCCTAGCTATTCTAAGCCTACCTTCATTAGTAGGTAGCTTAATACTCCTGCCAAATAGAGTAGGTAAAGTATAGCCTGTCCGTAGCCCATACCTCTGGGCTTCTTCTAGCCAATATGCTGCTGCTCTGAACACACTCTTCCAACCGTCTAACAAATGCTGCGCTTGTTCTACATCTTTAATCCTAGCCTGCTCCATTATAGTCTCTGCTGTAGCCCCATAGGTAATAGCATAGTTAATAGTCTTAGCCAAGTGTCTGCTAATACCTATCCTATCTGCTGTGTACTGGTGTATATCTCCACCATTATTATATATCTTTAGCATCTCTTTATCCTGTGACCAATAGGCTAGGATACGTAGATGCTCTTGACTATAGTCTCCACTGGTAAACACACCATTGTCCGGTATAAACAGATGCCTAGCCTCTGGTGGTATGTTCTGGATATTCCTATTCTTGCTGCTGAATCTACCTATTACAGTATCTATGTAGTATTCAGTACCAAACCTATCTGCTTCTGCCATAGGCTTGATGTATGTAGATAATAGCTTCTTAGCCTTTCTATATGCCAAGATAAGACCTACTGCTGGGTCATCTATTCTCTTCAGTACCTCTTCTTTTGTGCTTAGATTAGCCCCTTTCTGTGTTCGTGGTAAGAATATGCCTCTGTGAGATAGCCATATAGCCACTTGTTTGGGGCTACTAATACTTAGACCCTCATGTTCTGCTACCTGTTTGTATATGGCTAACTCAGCTTCTAGCTTATCCTCATACTGCTGTCTGGCTTCTTGGTCTATCTTGATTCCTCTGACTGCCATGTCTATTAGCAGTGGTAATACTTCTATATCTATATCATAGTGGCTCTTATCTACTCTGTCACTGAACTCTTGGTATAGTGCATAGGTAACAGCAGTGTCTACACAGCACTTCTTACCTACTTCATCCATAGGTATATCAGCCATAGTCTGCCCTTTACCTAGCATAGTCCTAGCTGATACTGCTTCCATATTTACTTCACTGGCTAAGGCTTCTAAACTAGTAAACTCATAGTCTAAGTGCTTTGCCATAATGTTAGTATCTGCTATACCATTAACCTTACCATACAGTAGAGGAGTGGATAGGTCAAAGGCAGCATTATGAAATACCTTAGTTATAGTTGGGTCAGCTAACATATCCCAAGGTACATCAGGTGGTGGATT